CCTTTAGGCATTGTAAAGTTCTGCCTACTAAATTCTAATCGGTCTACAAACTTAACTGCACCTGCAACTTTATCAACTGCAACATAACCCTCAGGTGCTGTAACTTTATAACCTTTACTTGTTTTCAAAAAGTGACCGATACTTTGTATCTGATTCATCTTTTGTAATAAAGTTTGTTTAGCCGTACCTAATGTGATATGACTAGCGATTGCAAAATATAAAGCACTTTTATTTCTATCAATAAATTTTAAACCATCTTCTTTTGCTTTGATGTATGGTGCTTTACCTCTCTCAGTTTTTTTACTATCAATTTCAGCTTGCATAAAGTTTTCAAAGTATGACCTAAATTGGTCTTGCATAACTTTTACTTTGTCCATACCAGCATTTGAATTTTTAATGTAGTAATTAAAAAATGCTCTTAGTCTATAACCTACAGAATACTCGTCTGTAATATTTTTTGATAACATATCTAAAATAGGTTTTGCTTTAGATAATGAACCTTCAGCCATTCTAATCTGTGCGTCAAACTTTGACAACTCAGACTTATCAAACATAACGGAAGTTTCTTTATAACCAGCACTTGCTAAGAATACATTTCTATTTGTAGAACCTGTTACAGTTCCAAAACTTGCTGATAAAGATTTCATATCTTTACCATTATATTGAGTATGAAATACAATACCCATTTTTGCTTTTGCAATTCTTCTACCAATATCACTATCTACTGGTACTGCATATGTAATTGTATTAGGTGTAAAAGATAACATCTTCTCACCTTCAATCGCTACAGATTTAACATCATCTGTAAATAAAAGGTCGCCTTGTAAAATGCCTTTAATGTTTAAACCTTTTAGGTATCTTAAACAAATAATTAGTTTGCTAACCACATTTGCATTATTAGCGTGATTAACTTTAATATCTCTTTCAGTATAATTGATTAAAGGAGTTTTGTTGAATACAGATTTAGTACCCACAAAAAATTTGCCATTTTCTGGATTAATACCACAGATAATAGCAGGCGCACCGTCCCATTTGACAGTGATGTTTGTAGCAGAACCTTTTCCTGCTAACATATCTCTTACAGACTTTAGGAAATTAATAGCATTTTCACCACCTACTGAACCTCGGTTGATGATATCATCTTCCAAATGTTCCAGGTGGGTATTCTTATCCTGTGTCTGAAATCCTTTAAAACTAAACATTTTTCTCTCTCATTTTGTTCCATTATACTATAAAAAGTGAGATTTGGCAAGCTCTCTCATTCAATCCATTAACAAAAATATACTACTATTTATAAGAAAAGTCACCCATAATACGAGTAGGATAACCGTCACCGCCTTGTGTATCTCTAATATTCAACTTTAATATGTATTTACCAGTGATTATTTCAAAATCTATTCTCTTACCAGTACCAGTTTTACCACCATAATATGCAACACAAGACATAGGTTTAGCTGCCGATTTCATATACTTTTCATCTATAGGTATTGACTTGATACCACCACCTTGTTTGTGTATAACATGGTAACCGAAACCTATACCTGATTGTAAAAATCTTTCTAGTTCTGCCTTTTGTGAGGCCGTCATCTTAGGCCACACATCTTCTTTGTAACCTTTTTTTAGTACACCATTAAAGATGTTACAGAATAATGTTTCTCTCACATTAAACATTTTAACAAACTTCTTACCATTACCTTGTAGTTTGTTATTTTCAATATCATTTCTAGGTAAGATTGTTTTGATACCGATATTAAAGAATGTGGTTGTACCACCTAATTTTAAACTCAAATAAACTTTTTCTTTTTCACCATCCATAATTGTCAAGTCTGTAACAATAGGACCTAAGTCTAAACCTTTAGTCGGTATTTGTGATGATATAAAAGGAGATGAATTGAATACCAAAGGTCGTCTGTTATTTAATTCACCTACTTGTTTGACTGTAAGATTTTTATATTTTTTTAGATTGTAGGTTTTATTCAGGTCCATTATAGAAGGCAAAAATGTAGGATCAATGCCTGTAGTTTCACCTGAATACCAATTTTCTATTGCTCTAGCATAAGCAGGTTCAAATAGATTACCTCTATTCTTAACACCTCTATTACCAGATGAACCGTTACCAAATTTAACAGTTGTAGAATTTAATCTTAATTTTGTTTTGAGTGTGGATAGATTGACATAACCATCCAGATTTCTACTAATATTTACCCCTCTTAATGCAGCTGGGTCAATATTGATAGGTGCTTTTAGTTCTGACTTTAAAGAAGCTGGTATTTGTTTTTTGCACTCTTCAAATATTGCAACTATTTCCTTTAGTTTCAATTCATTTGCTGTGCCTGTCAACTTCTTTTTAATTTCAGCAGTTGATTCTGGAAAAAATGTGTATGCCATATGTACCTCTATACATATTTATGATGGTTTTGGCAACAGTTATTTTTTAATAATTCCAGAGAAATTTAGGTATTCCACCATTCTCTTCCCAAACTCTCTCTTTGTTTTGAAAGTCTGCTAGTTTTTTGGCGTCTTCTTCAAAAAAATACTTGGCGATAATATTATTAGTAGCGTCTTCTTTAACACCCCATAAAATCTTTTTACCTTCTTTAATCATTTGAATTGTGTAATTCAATTTACCTACTCCATTGTTTGGCCTTCTATCGCCTTTGTGAAATCTTACCTTTTGTTTTTTTCTCTTCATATATTATATTTTGAAGTCACTAAACTTATCGTAAGCATCCTCTTTAGGGTCAACTTGATTTGAATTGACAATGTTTTGAGCACTTTGTTGTACATCATATAACCTCATTTTACTTCTATCAACACCTACAATGAAAGCACGATTAACGCTAGGGTCATTGTATCTATTCTTCAACTGTTTAATTTTCATCTGACCTAACGCCTCTAGTTCTTCATTTGAAATCAAAGCAAACATAAAGTCAGCAGTAGCAGGTAGACCAAAACTTTCTGAGGTATCTTCTAGTCCAATGTCTGTACTGACAAAACCAGTTCTAGTTGTTTGTGTTGCACTAAAGATAGGTACATTACATTCTACGGCAAGGCCACGCAACTCTTCAGCAATGGCCTTAATGTAGAAATAGGAGCTAATATTACCACCTTTAAATCTGCTAGAAGCACAAATGTTAAGATAGTCAATAAAGATAACTTCTGGTTTAAAACTTTTCTTTAATGCAAGTTCATTAATCAATGACTTGAAATGGCCAGCGTGAGCAGACGCTGTTGGATATTCTTTGATAATTAATTGACCTGTTGTTTTTTTCTGCACTTTTTGTATTTTACTTTCATACAATTGTTGTGGCATATCGTGTAAATCAGCCATAGAAACATCTAGTAAGTTTGCGTCAATTCTTTCAGCAATTCTTTCTTCAGCCATTTCTAAAGTGATATACAATACATTTAAACCTTGAAGTAAATAACTTGAAGCCACATGACACATGAATAGAGATTTACCAACGCCTGTGCCTGCCAAGGCAATGTTCAAGGTTTTACTTGGAACACCACCTTTAGTAATTCTATTCATGTAATCAAGGTCAAATTGATATCTTTTTTCTCTTGTGTGATAAAATTTAAATCTTGCCTCAGCGTCTTCAATATAATCGTGGCCAACTGACTTGTCAAACGACACAGCCAATGCTTCAGATAGAATATGTGGAATAGCCTCAGCCGTTCTAGTCTTATCTTTGTTATCTAAGATTTTGATACCACTTAAAACTGCATTGTGTACAGCACGGTCTTTACAAAACTTTTCAGTTGTATCTAACAACCATTGTAAATCGGTATCTACCTTTTCAATAGTACCAATATAATTTTTAAGATGATTATGTTCTTCTTCGTTAATATCTTTTCTTTGAGCAATTTCAATTAAGACGGCTTCTTTTGTAGGAAGATTATTATACTTCTCAACAAATTTAAATACCTCAGTAAAAACTAATTGTTCTACTCTATTATTAAAGTATTCTTCTTTAAGAAAAGGTAAAACCTTTCTTGTATAATCTTCATTATGAAAGAAGTTACTTAAAATAGTAAGTTCAATTCTAGTTTGTGACGGCAGTACCATTCTTTAATTTTTCCTCTAATAACTCAATTAATATATCACCAATATAATCTATAAACTCTTTATTGTCAAGCAAATCCAGGTCATTAGGATTTTTATCAACAGTGTAGTCAAACCTCATAGGCAAAGTGCCATCAGGTAATGCGTCTTCTTCTTTAGCAAACTGCACTCTACCATAATGGTAGATAACATCTTTAAATTTACCTTCAGTAAGTTTAACACAAGAATAATCGGTACCTTCTTTTTGTGCAAAGGTGTATCTTTTATTCTTCGTCTGTTCCGTAGGAGAATTTTCGTTTTGTGTGCTCATCAATCTTGTCCAATACTTCCTTTGTAAAATACTTTTCAGGTTCATCATTAATATTCTTACCAAATACTTTAGAACCATCTGGCATTTCGTATCTTGTAGATACTTTCTTAAAGATACCAGCTTCTTCGCCAAGTTCTAATAGACCATAATATCTGTCAAGGCCATGTTTGTATGTCAACTTAACATCAATCATAGCATTTTCTTTTGTTAACCTGCTCTTATAATTTTTACAATGAATAATATTACCAATTACCTCAGTGCCTTCTTTTTCTTTTCTCTTACTTAGGTAAATGATTGATGAAGCGGCGTACTTCAAACCTGAACCGCCACCCATTTCTTTTTGTGGGAACATTGAACCGATAACATCATAGGTGTGATTAGTCATAATCATAGGAACACCTGCTTGTCCTAGTTTCAATGTTAAAACTCTAAATGCTGATTTCACAATCTGACTTCTTGTCATATCTCTTGTTTCTTTAC